TACTCCGTCCTACCGATCGGTCGGCGTGAGGGCGTTCGCCTCCGTGGTCGCCGTCGTGACAACACTGATGATTCAAATCCAGCGACATAATGCCTAGGGCGGGATCATATAGGGCCAATGTGTACACCAGGGGATTCAAGCGTAGCGACCCGCTACCTCGGATGCTCAGGCGCTTCGGCTCCCTACAGGCCCGTGAGAAGGAGCTATACAGGGCGATGGCTAGGGCTGCACACGGCATGCGTGATGCCATGGCTGCTCTTGCTCCTGTACGCACCGGTGTCTTGTCGCAGTCTTACAGGATCAGAAAGCTAAAGCGTCTACCACCCAGGACCTTGGGCATCCGTGTGGGTGCCGTTAGTGGCAGCGCTGTTGTCAGCCCCGGTAGGTTGGAGAAGATCCCTGGCGCTACGCTAGGGGACACCTTCGCCATGGCGGGCTGGCGAGACCACTGGGCAGAATTAGGTACGGTGAATCACCCACCGCAACCTCACGTCGGCCCGGCTATTAAATCAAAAACTGGTGAATACAACAGAGAGCTACGGTCTAACCTGGCGCGCATCCTCGCCGCTTTACGCACCTAAACTGATGTTGTCCAACCGCAAAAACAAAACTCAATATGGCACTACTAAACGCTAATTATTTAGGGCTGTACACGTTTGGCGATTCGGGTCAGACATCAGCCTATCGTGTTGAATCAGGTGAATCTTCGGTTCAAAACGCAAAAACCGCTTTTCTTGCAGATGCAGCTTCTGGAGAATATGGCATCCTCGTCGACTCATCAGACAACGTTTTCGCTGATGGTCAATCTGGCCCAGCTATCGGTTATGATAACAACGGATCCTGGGTAAACGGCGTAGGTGATTTGGAACTCATGGCCGCTGCTACCTCTACAAGCCTTGATCTTAACAACAGCATCGATGAAGTCGTTGCTCGCGATGGGGATTGTGGTAGCGAAACCTTTATCGTGGGTGGCGCGCAGTCCTGGTCTCTTACCGCTGACGGACTTATTCAGGACATCATTGCTGGCGACGAAGCCAGCGGGATGACCATGATGGACTACGCACGTAACAGCCAATATGTTCTGGTTCGCTTTGTCTTGAACAACCAGGAGATGGACGATGCTGCTGACAACCAGGAGAATGTAAACTACATCGGTCAGGGCATCATTGAAAACGTCAGCCTCTCCGGTGGCTTCGACGAAACCTCTACTTACTCAGTAACCATTCGTGGCTACGGTAAGCTTTACAAGTACCAAGCATAATCAGAAATCATGGCAGTAATCAACGCAAATTGCATCGCGATCTACTTCTTCGATCACGACAGCACGACACAGCCTGAGACCGTAGAGGCTACAGAGCTTCCGTCAGCAGACACCACGGGCGGCAACAAGCTCTACCACACCTCAGCTAAGGCCTTCCTCGGCTTTGGGGAATACTCCTCAGGTGCTTGGAATGAGGTGACCTACACCTTGGCTGGAGCCGCGACCTCTAGCTCTATCGACTTGACGAACACCGTTGAGGACGTAGCGCGCAACGGCACGGGGGGCACGATCCAGGAGAGCAACCAGGAGTGGACAGTCACATGCGACGGTTTGATCCAGGACTCCAACGACGCGGGTGAAACTTTGATGGACATCGCGCGTGACGCGAACTACGTCATCGTCAAGTTCCAGACCGACAAGGACGGCACTGATGTAGAGTACATCGGAATCGCACTCCTTGACAATGTCAGCCTGTCTGGCGGCGTCGACGAGATCGCCACCTACACTGTGTCTATGACTGGTGTCAACGACTTGTACAAATACTCAGCATAATAATCAGGGGCGGCGTGTACAGCGTCGCCCCATATCACCAACCACATGAATACTTTACAAGGTCAATTCTCTATCAAGCTAGGTAAGAAGACTCACAAGGCGAGCCTCTCGCTCAACGCCCTGCGTCTGATGACGATTGCATTTGGCGTCAAGCTATCTGAAATCGATAAGTGGATGAACGACGATCCCCTCACGGCGATCCCGGCATTCGCTTACTACGGCATCAAAAATGAAGCAGCGCGTTCGGGCAAGGATAGCGGTCTCCCCGACTTCGAAACCTTTTGCGCGCAGGTGCTTGCTGACGAGGACCAACTCAACCTTATGGTGGAGGCGGTCACCGGAGCGCTTGGTGGAGCAGACGACGTCAAGGGAAACTCGTAACCCCCAAAGGCAGCGGTCAGGGCCAAGAGCTCACCTGGGAACTGCTGTATAAAACGGGCCTCGCCATAGGGCTGAAGCCTGATGAGTTTTGGGGGATGACTTTACGGGAGTATGCGTGGTTCTACGAAGGCTATCAAGCCAAGGAGTCCCGGATGTGGGACCACACAGCTTCCATCCTTTGCCTGCTGGCAAACGTAAATAGTGGTAAGGGCAAGCGATTCACTCCGGATCAGTTCCACCCTTACAGCAAACAGACTGATCAAGTATCCAACGCTGCTGAAGCGGAGGCTCTGCTGGAGAAAATGAGAGAATTCAAATGATTGGAATTACAGGTGCAAGCCGGCTGTCGGCGATTCTAACTCTGGATATTACGCAGTTCATGCGTAACAGCGAGATCGCTCGCACCGAAATAGCCAGATTCCAACAACAAGCGCAACGCTTCGGCGCCGGTCTTACACGTACCCTCAGCTTGGGGTTAGGTTTGATCGGCGCTGCTTCGTTGGGCATCGCCAGCAACTTCAGTGAGATCTCCACGCAGCTGCGTGCCATCGGCCAAGAAGGCATTGAAGGCCTTATTTCCACAGCCAGGGATCTAGGTAGAGAGACCAAGTTTACATCTACGGAGACGGCCACGCTTGCGCTGGAACTTACCAAGCTTGGTTTCAATGCGCAGGAAGCGTCTGGCGCCCTGACTACTTCTGTTAAGCTCAGCCAGATATTCGGCGGTAGCCTAGACAAGGTCGGTACCAGCATTGCAGAGACGCAGCGGCAGTTCCGTGAGTTTACTGGAGAGACCAGGAGTTTCGAAGAGATCGGTGACATCTTCGCCGTCGCTTTCCAAAACAGCGCCCTCGACGTAGACAACCTGGCCGGCGCCTTGAAGAACGTAGGTTCCGTAGCCAAGATTAGTGGTTACGACCTAGAGCGAACAGTGGCTACCCTTGGAGCCCTCGCCAATGCAGGCCAGAAAGCAGAGCGTGGTGGTACGCGTCTGAAGACCACCATCATTCGGCTTGGTAAAGAACTCGGCTTTGGGGAGGACCAGATCCGATTGTTGGAGTCAGGCACGCTTGATACGGCGCAGATCTTCGACCTTCTTAAAAACAGAGCGGGTCTAGCCGGTGCTGTTATCGCTCAGTTGCCGACTGAGATCAAGCTTCTTGAGCAAAAACTCAAGGACAGCAAGGGGGCGCTAGATGCTTTGAACGCTGGACTTGGAGAGCAGTTGTTCCTTTCTACAGCACGGGCGAAGGCGGGTGTTGAAGACCTGTCTATCTCCCTCGGGGAAGGACTAGCGCCATTCGTGGCAATTGCTGCTGATTTGCTTCAGCTGGCTGCGAAGCGCTTCGACACTGTAAGTGAGAATACCAAAGAAGGGATTGGTCTGTTCATCACGATGGGTACAGTGATTCCTGTTCTGATCGTAGTCATCTCACAGCTCGGTGGCGCATTGCTCGCGTTGGGACTCAGCACCGTAGCTGCAACAGCAGGTCTAACCGCTCTTGTCGGTGTTATTGCTTTCAATGCGCTTCAGCAGAAGCAGTACCTGCAAAACCAGGAAAAGATCAACGGTGCGCTGGAGACTTTTTCTGATCTAGCTACAGAGGTTGGTGGCAATATTTCCAATTCCTCATTGCCTGCACTGCAGGCTCTGAAGAAGCAAACTGAGGAGGCGCTCGAGGCAGTCACGGATGCGCGGGAGGATCTCGGCAGCCAGCAACTAGGGGAACTTGCCGGAGGCGGGTTTGGAGCGGGCTTTGGTGTTGGTGTGATACTTAGAAGTCTGGGTATCGTACGCAGCAATGAAGAGGGTATCAATGGTGTCCGCAGGGACCGCAACGTTCTCCTCGCCAATGAATATAGGCTGCAGAAACAGCTTGAAGTTGTCACGGCGGCCATTCAGGAAAAGCAGCAGAAGCTAAAAGATCTTGCCGACGAACAGCTCGTACTGGCTCAGCAGTATGGTGCGGAGTTCGGCAACAGCGTCACGAACATCGATGCTCTGCAGAAAGGATGGGCGAAAACGCAAGACAATATTGCCAAGGCACTGGCTGAGTTCGGCCTTGCCAAAAACGACATCTACGATGTAAGCGACGAGATCGCTAGGATCAAGGACTTTGGTCTCCTCAGAATCTTGGAGACAGGGGGCATCCCAGAGGCGGAGAACTTCTTGGGCGACCTAATCGCTGGTGGCGGGACCTTGGAGCAGCAGAAAAAGCTGGTAGACAGCATCATCGCCGAGCTGAGCAAGACGGCAGTAGCAGCAGCTACGTCAGGGGCAGTGGAAGTGGCCGACCTGATTGACAAAGGTGTAACCAGCTACGAACGCCTGCAGCGCAAGCTTGAGCAAGACATCAAGGTGGCTGGCATCCGTAGCGCTCGCGTTGAAGCCCAACTGCTGAATGAAGCCACACGTGAGCTAGGTCAAAGCACGGAGTTGCAGTTCTTGCAAGCTGAGCTGTCGGCATTGCAAGCGCAGTTTACAGGCCTAGCTCAGGCCGGTGTCCGTGGTGGGTCACTCTCTTTTGTAGCGGACCAGATCGACGAGATAAAGGAGAGGATTGAACGCGCTCAGTTCCGTCAGGCTTTCGAGGAGTTCACCGATTCTGCTACTAACGCCAGTGCGACAGCGTTGCAGTTCAAGCGCATCCTTGGCGCTGCCACGGAGCTTGACGTATTGCAGGCAGCAGCACAGCGCGCAAGTGAGAAAGTCAACATCCTATCTCAAGGGTTCCTGCTAGGGGAGATTAGTGAAGGTGAGTTCCGTCGCAGCATTCTTGCTCTGAACGAAGCCATCAATCAGGTGGACATCCAAAAGCTGGAGGATGCGGTTGACGACGCGAACGAGGCACTGGGACAGCTGAGCATTGCCGAAAGCCTAGGAAGGGATGTAGACCTCAGCACGCAGACGAACAAGCAGGTAGAGGATCTTACCAAGCTCGTAGAGGCTTACCGTAAGCTAAGGGATCAACGCAAGCTCACAGCAGCGGAGTCGGCTGGTTTGCTACAGGCAGAGGAGCAGCTTGGCATCTCGTTGCAGGCACAGGAAGACATCGCCAATGCCGCCACCCTTACCTCGTTCCTTGGCAGCCAGGTACAGTTCCTTGGTGACGCGTTCTTGCAGGCAGCACGCGATGGTGCAGACTTCTTTACTGTTTTGAAGAAGTCTTTCCTCGACACCTTCTACGCCCTTGTCGCAAAGCTTATCACCTTGATCGCCTTGTACACCATCCTGGCTATTGTCTCAGGGGGAGCCACCGCTGGATCAGGAGGCTTTGCAGGTGCCGCAGCAGCAGCGACGCAGGGTGGTTTGGGGTCGTTCATTGGCAGTGGCCTCACGGGCATCAAATCCAACACAGTATCTGGACCCGCTCAAGGTGAAGGGGGCACACAACCAACTATCAAA